ACCAACAATAACATTGAGCACCAGGCTATTGAAGCCGTTCAAGACTCTGTGTTGCCGTGGGTTCTGCGCTTTGAGGAGGAGGCCGATTATAAGCTATTCGGCCTGAACCGTCTTGGATTTTTCACCAAAATCAATCTTGGCGGCCTGCTTCGCGGCGACCAAAAGGCGCAAGCCGAGGCCCTGCGGACATATCGCGAAATGGGTGCAATCACCGTTGACGAAGTCCGCGAACGTATCGACATGAATCCCATCGGTCCCGAAAAGGGCGGCGATAAGCACACCATGAACGGAACGTATGTGACGCTCGAAAGTGTCGGCGAGGAAAAGGAAACAATGACTCCAGATCCAAGCCTAACCCCTGACGGCACCGAACCGGACGACGAAGACGTTGCGGCAATGATGCGCTTTAGAAGCGGGGTTCACTGATGGCCACTATGTTCTCTAAAGTTTGGGAGGATCTTGGAGTCCTGGCGTCTCGCATCGCCAGGCTCGAGTCCACCAAANCCGAAAAAGGCGACGTTGGCCCACGCGGCGAGCGTGGCGACATTGGCCCGCAAGGTGAGCGGGGGGAACGCGGCGAGCGTGGCGAGCGTGGAGACGCTGGCCGCGACGGGTTGCACGTCGTTTCGTCCACAGTGCGCGGCGACGACTTGGTCCTGGCGCTAAGCGATGGGCGCGAAGTTATCGCCGGAGGCGTCCGCGGCCCTAAGGGAGACGTTGGCGAGCGCGGCGATGCCGGCCCACAGGGCGAACGCGGCCCGTCTGGCGAGCTTGGCCCTAAGGGTGACGTTGGCGCCAAGGGAGACNGCGGAGAACGCGGAGAGGNCGGCCCTAAGGGCGATCCTGGCCCGCTAGGCCCGCAGGGTAAAACCGGCGCACCTGGCGTGCGTGGCGAGCCTGGCGAAAAGGGCGAACCTGGCGCCACAGTCGAGCTAATCAACATTCGTTCGGCCGGCATGACGGCAGAAAAGCTTGCCCGCATTAGGGCGGCTGACATCGTCCTAAGCGACGGATCAACTATGACCGTTTTAACGGTCGACTAAGGACACACCGAACATGACCGTTGCAAGCACGGCCGGCGCGAAGGCGCCAGGCTATCGCGTCATTGCGCGCGGAAACAGCCGAGGCGAAATTTACCTATATGGCCCGATCGGCTCGGATTGGAGTGGCGAGGGGGTTTCGGCAAAGATGCTTGCCGACGACCTGCGAAAGCTAGGCGCCGTCAAGACGATCGACGTTAGGATGAATTCCGAAGGCGGCGACGTGTTCGCGGGGAAAGCCATGTTTTCCCTACTCAAGGAACACAAGGCCAAAATCATCGTGCATGTGGATGGCCTGGCCGCAAGCGCCGCTAGCTTCATCATGCTGGCCGGCGACGAAATCGAAATTGCCGACGGCGCCTTTGTCATGATCCATGACGCCTATGGCGGCTGCCGTGGTCGCGCGGAAGAAATGCGCGCCTATGCGGATCTACTGGACTCCGTGAACGCCTCAATTGTCGAGGCCTATGTCTCCCGCACGCGTAACAGCGCGGAAGACATTCGCAAGTGGATGGCGGAAGAAACTTGGATGGACGGCCGCGAAGCGGTCAAGCGCGGCTTTGCCGATCGCCTGTCCGGCGGTTCCGGAGCTCGAGCCGCCACGGTCTCAAATCCGAAAATGTATAGCAACCTTCCGGCGGCCCTGCGGCCTAACCGCAAGGCCGTGGCGGACAAACTCGCCGCCTTGGCGAAGCCTGGCAAATAACCAGCACCAATTCCCCGGCGCCGCTGGGGTTCAGCCCTATTCAAACTCCGCCTTGGGCAAGCAAACAGCGGCGCGAGCCGATTCACAAAAAATAAGGACTAGAGATGTACCTTCAGTTTAAGACCATTGGCGAGTCGGTTTCTGGCCTCGCTTACTTCGAAGCTCCGCGCATGGACGCCTCGCTGGTGGCCATCGCCGCCCTTGAGGAACGCCGCGCCGCTCTTTTCGACGCGTCGCAGGCCATCGTTGCCGCGGCCGACGATGCCGGCGAAGACCTTTCCGACGACGAGATTGCAGAAGTCGAGGCAAAGACCGCCGAAATCGAAAAGCTCGACAAGCAGATTTCAGCCCGCAAGGCGCTGACTCCGCAGGCATCTGGCCGTCGCACCCGTCCGGAAGCAAACGGCGCTCCCTCCGCAGCCGGCACAAAGGTTGCCGCGTCTGTAAAGGATACCCGCACCGGCGGCTTCCGACACCTCGGCGAATTTGCCGCAACCGTTAAGTCTGCCGCGAACCGCAACGAAGCCGCCATGAATCGCCTTGTTGCGATGAATGAAGGCGTTGGCGAGGATGGCGGCTTCATCGTTCCGCCGGACTTCCGCGAAGCGATCATGAAGGTTGTGGAGGGTGAGGACTCGCTTCTGTCGCGTTGCGATAGCTCCACCACCGCGCGCAATTCCGTCACGCATCCGAAGGACGAAACGACTCCGTGGGGCACTGCCGGCATTCAGGCTTATTGGGAAGGCGAGGCCGCTGCCGCTGCCGCTTCCGGTGGCAAGTTTCAGGGCGACACCTTGCGCCTTAACAAGCTGTTCGCCCGCGTCGACGTGACCGACGAACTACTCGAGGACGCACCGCAGCTTGACAACTATCTGCGCGTCAAGGCTCCGGAAGTAATGACTTCCGTCATCAACGCCGCGATTATCGGCGGCAATGGTGTCGGCAAGCCGCTCGGCTTCCTGAAGTCCGGCGCCCTTGTCACGGTCGCCAAGGAAACTTCGCAGCCGGACGACACCGTCCACCACCGCAATATCGTCAATATGTGGGCTCGCATGTATGCGCCTTGCCGCGCTAACGCCGTCTGGCTTATCAACCAGGACGTAGAGCCGCAGCTTGACCTTATGTCGTTCAAGGACAGTTCGACAAGCCCGGTTCCCGTTTACCTTCCGGCCGGCACGATCGCGGGCTCTGGTTACGCTACGCTTAAGGGCCGTCCGGTTATCCCCATGCAGGGAATGTCGACCCTCGGCGACCTCGGCGACATCGCGCTCGTTGACCTGACGAAGTACCGCGCCCTGACGAAGGCCGGCGGNACCCGCGTTGATACGTCGATCCACCTGAAGTTTGACACGGACGAAACCGTCTTCCGCTTCATCTTCCGCATGGCCGGACAGCCNTGGTGGTCCGCTCCGATTTCGCCCGCAAACGGCACCAACACACTTTCGCCGTTCGTCACCCTGGCGTCGCGCTAATCGGTCTGGAAAGGACACATAAACATGAATAGCAATCTCGCCATTCTGGAGCAGATCCAGATTGCAAGCGGCTTTCTTCCGTTCGACATCGGCACGGCGCGCACTGGCGACGCCGTTTCCCTGAAGAACTACCGNCGTCTTCTGGTGGTCTTCTTCAAGGGGCGCCGGCACCGCGGGCGACGATCCGACGATTACCCTTTTGCAGGGTACGGACGTTGCTTTCGCGACAAACAAGGCCCTGAACTTCACCACCGTCTATAAAAAGCAGGGCGCCGACCTTGAAGCGGTTGGCCAGTGGACGAAGGTTACTCAGGCCGCCGGCAACACCTACACGGACGCAACGTCCGCGGAGGTTTCCGCGATTTGGGCTGTCGAGATCAAGGCCGAAGACCTTGACATTGCCAACAATTACGATTGCGTCCGCGCTTCCGTTGGCGACGTTGGAGCCAACGCGCAGCTTGGTTGCGTCCTTTATCTGCTGGCCGACCCGGTCCAGATGATGGCGCCGGAATCGATGCGCAGCGCCATTATCGACTAACGCAACAAAGATCGGCCGGAGGCTTTCGCTTCCGGCCGTCTTCTAACCGGAGGCGCACATGCGGAAAATTAGATTTACCTGCACGCCAAAACTGCCCGACGACTACAAGCACCTTGGATACGTCGAGGGAACAGAAATAACCGATCGCGATGGTTGGTGCGCCAAGTGGGTAAACCGCGGGTTCGCCGTTTACATCGAGGAAGCCGACACAGGCAAAGAGACGCCGATTTTTCAAGGCGCGGCGGAGCCATCGCTGGAGGAGCCGGAAACCGATGGGCTCGAGCCAACACGCAAACGAGGCCGGCCAGCCCGGCGCTAGCGTTCTGGATATGTCGGGGGAAACCGTCGCCGTTGTCGGTGGCGGTCCTTCGCTTCGCGATTTCCGCCTTGACCGCAAAAGGTTCGGGCGGGCCATCGTCGTCAACAGCGGTTGCCGCCACCTGGCGCCACATGCGTCCGCGCACGATGTTTTGTATTTCACCGACAATTCTTGGGCGGAGGAGTTCGGCGACGCTATCGCCGATTGGCCAGGACTTGTTTTGACGTCAAGCNGGACTGCCGCCGATCGCATAGGCCGTCGCGCCAGGTTCGTTGATGTTACGGAATTGACGATTTTCGTTGGCGCCATGTCCGACAGCGTGCAAGCGTCAAGCGCCCATGTGGCCGCCTGCCTCGCCGCTAAGTTCGGCGCCGCGCGCATCCTGCTTTTCGCTATGGAATGTAGAGCGGTCGGCGGAGCTACGCACGGCCATTCCGACTATTCACAAGCACAGGACTTGCCTTTTTCGCAGCGGTTCATTCCGGGCTGGCGCGGCCTGGCGCCGTCCTTCAAGCGGCTCGGCGTTGACGTTGTGAACGTGACGCCAGGCAGCGCCATTGACTGCTTTCGCCTCGGCTGACGCCACCGCGTTTAGCTTATCCCCTGTCTTTTTCTGGCGCCTAACGGCGATTGGGTGGCCGTCTTGTCTTACGATAATTTTGACTACAGCTTTGAAGCCGAATGGAACGGCGAGCGCGTCCAGCGGTACGGACTAAAGCCGGTTCGAACAGTCGCACCGGCTGCGCAGCCTGTCACGCTTGCGGAGCTAAAAGAGCACTGCCGAGTTTTGCACAACGAGGACGACGACCAGCTAAGCGCCTATCTGGAGGCCGCTATAGAGACGGTCGACGGATATTCGGGCATTCTTGGCCGCGCCCTAATCAATCAAACGTGGCGGCTCAATCTACGCGAATTCGGCGGAATTATCAGACTGCCGCTCGAGCCTGTTTCGTCCGTCACGTCCGTTACATATTACGATTCCGACAACGCCTTGCAAACGCTGTCGACAGACGTTTACGAGGCGTTCACTGATGCGCGCGGCTATGCCGTCTGCCTAAAGCACGGCCAATCCTGGCCGTCGACATACGCGCGCCCTGACGCGGTGGCCGTCACGTTTGTGGCCGGCTACGGCGAGACCTCGGCTAGCGTTCCGGCAAGGATCCGCGCAGCGATAAAGCTGCACGCGGCTTTCCTTTATCAGATCCGCGAAACAGACACCACCGAACGGCACACGCCAACGGGCGCATATGAGCGGCTTTTGCGGCCGCTTTCCCGCGTCTACTAAATCGACACTGACGGGCCGCTGCGGCGGCGCCATAGGAGAATTGCAATGCCACTTAATTCCGAAATCAAGATTTCCGCCACGGCAACGCAGACCGCGACAGCCGACCTCGGAACGCCGACTTTTGCCGCCGAGCTCGCCAAGACTTTCCAGTGGGGAAGCGGCGTAACGGCCAACGCTGCCGACCTGCTTTTCTCGGATGAACGCACGCTTGCCGCCTCGGCAACGGAAGACCTTGACTTGGCCGGAACGCTTACGGACGCGTTTGGCGCTACCGTGACCATGGCGGAGGTTGTCGCGATTATCGTGATTGCTGACGCGGCCAACACGAACGACGTTGTGCTCGGCGATGCTACCGCACCCGTTCCCCTCTTTGGTGGCACCAACGGAACGCACGCGGTAAAGCCTGGCGGCGTATTCGTCGCCGTCGCGCCGAATGCCTCTGGGCTGTTCACTGTCGGCGCCGGCACTACCGACGACCTCAAGGTGGCCAACAGTTCTAGCGGCACGGCCGTTACCTATAAAATCATGGTTTTTGGCCGGTCCGCCTAATGCCTTGGGTGAAGTTTAGCCGCGACTTCGATTGGGTGCGGCCAGGCTTCACCATTGCTTACAAGCAGGGGATGCACCTTAACGTCACGCGCGCTTGTGCATCCTCTGCCTCTGCGGCCGGAGCGGCCATGCCCATGGCCAGGATAAAGGATTCGGACGATGGCAAGAAAACCGACGGCCGGAGGCCAGAAGCAGCGACTTCGCTTTGAGTTCCGGTCTACAGGTGACGATTCCTATGGCAACGAGGTATCGGGGCCATGGGTTGCCGGCTTCACCGAATTTGCGGAGCTAATCCCGCTTCGCGGCGGGGAAACCGTACTGGCCAGCCGCCTTCAAGGGGTGCAACCATACATTTTGCGCGTGCGCAGCTTCAGCCAATCGAGGGCCGTAACCACGGCCTGGCGCGTGGTCGACGCTCGCAATTCATCCCGGTTGTTCAATATCACTTCGATTGCTGACGCGGAACAAGACAACGCGTGGCTTGACATGGTTGTGGTTCAGGGGGTGGCGACCTGATGGCGCTTAAGGCTAAGGTTTTGGGCCGCGAAACACTGATGCGCAAGCTGAACCAAATTGCGCCAAATGTCGAAAAGTATTCCGCCGAGGCCAAGCTAAAGGCCGCTCAGGATTTGGCCAAAGCCATAGCCGGAAGGGCTCCGCGCGAAAATGGCGACTATGCAGACAGCGTCAAGGCCGGGCTCCTAAGCGAGAGGCCAGCGCAAGAACGCGTAGGGATTGCGGCCAGCAAAGACCAGTCGGCCACCGGCATTTACGCCAAGTTCATTTGGCGATGGCTCGAGTTCGGCACGGCTCCGCACTTGACGACAAAAGGCGGCGGCACTGTCGCCGGCAAGAAAGCGGCGTTGTCTTCCGGATCCGGAATGCACCCCGGCACGTCGCCGCAGCCTCACATTTTCCCGACATACCGGGCAATGAAACCGAAAATCAGAAAGCGCATTCTTGCGGCCGTGAACAAGGGCGTAAAGGAAGCCATGGGGAAATAAATGGCGAGCGCAGATCTTGAATTGCAGGGCGCCATTGTCGCCAGGCTAAAGGCGGACACGTCGCTGGCCGCACTTGTTGGCGGACGGATATATGACCAGCCGCGCGCAGATGCGCCATACCCGCAAGTTACGATCGGCGAGGCCGACGCACTGCGCAACGACGCGGAGTGCATTAGCGGCGAGGACGTTTACGTGAAGCTTCACGCGTGGTCGCGCGCCGTCGGCTATCCGGAAGCAAAGACCGTTGTCGGGGCCGTTGTCGGCTCGCTGCACAATGCGGAATTGTCCCTGCCGACGTTCGACGCGTTGGCGATGGAACACAGGCAGACGCGCGTTTTCCGCGACCCAGACGGCATAACGTCGCACGCGGTAATTGAGTTTGTGGCGAGCACCTACACGACCGCGAACTAACCAGCAACCACCACAGACCAATACACAGCCCGGCTTGCCGGGTCTTTTCATTTGAAGGGTAAAACACAATGGCACAGCACAAGGGGCGCACGCTTCTTATCCAGATCGGCGACGGCGAGTCCCCGGAAGTCTTTAGCAACCTCTGCGGCCTCAAGACTCGCAGTTTCAACCTTTCCGCCAACGAAGTCGACACGACTATTCCGGATTGCGAAAACCCGGAAAATGCCGTTCAGAAGACCTCGGAGCCCGGCATTGTCAACCGCACGTTTTCCGGTTCCGGCACGTTCGTTAGCAGCGCCATGTCCACTATTCTGATGGGCCATGTAAACGACGCCGAAGTGTTCAACGCCAAGGTTATCGTGCCAGGCCTCGGCACTTACAGCGGTTCGTGGATGGTTTCCGATTTCACCTTTGAAGGCGAGATGGAAGGCAATCTGCAGTTTAACGCAACGTTCGCCGCTGCCGGCCCGCTCACTTTCGTGGCCGCATAAATGGCAGAGGTAAACGGAGCTCGAGGCGAAGTCGAGTTGAAAATCGGCGACGTTGAACTTGTCATAGCCGCGAC